TACTTTCAAGGCTTTTGAACCTACGCAAGAGGAGGAGACTTACTCGATGGTTACTGCGAACCGTTTCTGGTCACAGATCTTCGGTGTTGCTTTTAGTAACAAGCGTTGGTTGCATTTCTTTATGCTATTCGTGCCCGTCATGGGTCTCTGGACTGCTTCTATCGGTATTGTTGGACTCGCTCTTAATCTACGTGCTTACGACTTTGTATCTCAGGAGATTCGTGCAGCGGAGGATCCAGAATTTGAGACCTTCTACACTAAGAACATTCTTCTGAATGAAGGACTCCGTGCTTGGTTGGCACCTGCTGATCAACCACATGAAAACTTCATCTTCCCAGAAGAAGTATTACCTCGTGGTAATGCGTTGTAAATCTCAAATCTTAAATCTTTCAAAACCTTCTCTCTGAGGGGGTTTTTTTTATGTCAACTGTGGTATAATAACAGAGTGAGGCAAGGGACTATCGCATATTGGTTAATGCCCACTGCTTATAACGGTGTGAACCGAGTTCAATTCTCGGTAGTCCTATTCGCCACTTTAGCTCAGCTGGATAGAGCAACGCATTTGTAATGCGTAGGTCGTCGGTTCAAGTCCGACAAGTGGCTCCAGACTCAATAGCTCAGATGGATAGAGCAACTGCCTTCTAAGCAGTCGGTCGTAGGTTCGAGTCCTACTTGAGTCGTTCGGGAGTGTGGTGGAATCGGTAGACACACCAGACTTAAAATCTGTTGGCAGAAATGTCGTGAGGGTTCGAGTCCCTCTTCTCCCATAGACAAAAGATCATTTGATTGATATACTTATTGTATGTTGAAGTCACTTCTTTACGACGATTATTCAGTGCCCTTGGGTAAAAGGGTAAAGGATTTTGATGTCAAGGTAACTAACATACAGTGTGTGAGAGATTTTATAGAGTCATGGCACTACTCTAAGAGTGTCAATGGACTCAGAATATCTCATGTGTTTGGACTTTACTGTGACTCTACCTTGATAGGTGCAATGATATATGGTCCTCTAGGTATGGCAAATGCGTGGAGGAAGTATGGAGAGAGTGAGAGTGATGTCATTGAACTCAGGAGACTATGTTGTATTGATGCCACTCCCAAATGCACTGAGAGTTACTTCATAGGAAAGACTCAGAGGTGGTTGAAAAAGAACACCGACCACAAGATCATCGTGTCCTATGCAGACGCATTTCACGGTCACAGAGGGGTCATATACAAGGCAACTAACTTCAAACATGAGGGGTTAACTTCGCCAGGCAGACTCATACAGTACGGTGATAAAACTTATCATGATAAGGCAATCAGAACAAAGTATAAGAATAAATTAAAACCATTTGCACAGAAACTTCGAGACGCATTGGAGTCAGGAGATGCACATTATGTCAACACTCCAGGCAAACACATTTACACTTTCAACTTGAAGTGATATAATCTAAATAGTTTTTTTAATATACAGCATGAGTTGTTTCAAACATAAAGCAAAAGGAGCTTTCGATAAAGTAGTTGAATGGGATAAGAAACTTATTAAGAAGTTTCAAAAGAAATTTAATCTAACAGACTATCAAATCACATGTATTGCCTTCGCTAAGGGGTTTGTAATCGGAGCGATACTTCTTTGATCGATACATCCTGGCGAAAGGATTACGCTGACAACTATTGTAATAACAAACGTCATCTTGAACTCCTAGAGAACGGACCTCGAAGTTTGTCTCAAGCATGGGAACTGGGTGCGTTGCACAATAAATGGAAGCAGATCAAAGGAATAAAAGAACCTCCTAGTCGAGAGTCTGGTTATCAAATTTCACTCAAAGAGTGGTTTCAAACACACGAGGCAAAATGAATTTTACCGTTTACTCAAAATTGGGATGTGGTCATTGCAAAAAAGTTATTTCTGTGTTACAATTAGCTGAACTAAACTTCGTAGAATATAAACTTGACGAAGACTTCGACAAGAATGAATTCATTTCCCAGTTTGGTGAGGGATCTACATTCCCTCAAGTATCAGTTGATGACCTCACCATTGGTGGCGCAGCAGAAACTGTTAAATACCTACAAGAATACAAACTAGTTTAATATGGTTAACTTGCGTGATGACATTTTAAAGTCACAAATCCGTTATTATGAAGGATTAATCGCCAAACATCGACAGAATGTTGAGGTCTATCTCAACTCACCTGTAGGTATTGGTGAACACTCTGATATCATGGCAGCAGTAGATGGCGAGATTGCTGCTGTTGCTCAAGCACATGAGAAAATTGAAGTAATCAATCATTATTTCTTAGGAAGATAACAATGCACGGAAACTTAGAACCAGAGGAGTGTGGAGACGATTGGTTTAAACGATCTCCCACGGAACATGTTAATGACCTTTGGGAAGACATGGACAGACTCAATGCTCTCTATGAAGAGTTGGATTGGCCATCTGATGATGTCTTAGAGTTTACTCCTGACTATGCAAACAACTGTATCATTATAAAAAATAGGTCTCAACATGGAAGATAAGATTGATTTGATCCTCTATAAGTTAAAGGATCTACAGAAAGAATTGGAAACAATTAAACAAACTGTAGAATCTCATAGAGTTGAACATGGGTTTGAGAAGATGCAACCAGGCGGAGTCAACCGTCAGTTTGGTGGTGGAGGACAACAGGGAGGACCTCCTGGCATGGGTGGAATGGGTCAGGGATATAATATGCCTGGTTCTGGTATGCCTATGAATGATCCTTCGATGCCACCTGGCATGTAAAATCAGCTTTTAAAACACAAAAAGCTGGGAAAAAAACTCGGATAAAAATTTGAACCGTAGGGTCAGCATGAAATTATTAGGTCTAAGACTAGACTCTCATGACGCAAACGTAACTTACTATGACGGAGAGACTGTCAGATATAGATCTTTTGAAAGAGACTATCAATGTAAGCATGTAGGTTTTGAGAACGGAGTATATCAATGGACAAGAATACTTGAGGATTGGAATATCCAACCTTGGTTTATTGATGGTGTCTGCATCATCATGGACTGTGCTGGAACTGAATATGAAAGGATGGGTGTCGTACATACATCCTTCTCTATAAATTCCCAAGAGATATCAGAAGTAGTAGATATACCTTTTTTCAAAGACTTAGGATTTAGATGCCCTATTCACAGGATAGATCATCACTATGCACATACATTAAGTTTCTGGCCTATGAAGGTCAAACCCAATCTTCACTTCGTCTTTGATGGATTCGGTGATGATTGGATGTATCGTAGTGTATGGAGAGATGATAAACTTATAGATCATGGCAAGACAGTAGGTATATTTCCAAGTCAACAGGGTTCTCCTAGTCTTGGATTCATTATGACTAGGATGGGTGCTGCCTTACAGATGGGTGGTCATTACCTAGATCAGGCAGGGAAGATCATGGCTCTGAAAGCGTTTGGTAAACATGATCCAGATATATCTGCTAAGGGTATTGGTATAGATGATCTAGAAAAACTATGGAATTTTGATGTAATAGATCATAATCTTCACGATCAACAATACATCATGGATTATATTCATACAGCACATGAATATACAGAACAGATATATCTAAAACATTTTCTAGAGTTTGTTAAACCAGATGATATTGTTGGGTACTCTGGTGGTGTGGCACAGAATACTATTATTAATAAGGTATTGAAAGATGCCATACCTAATCTTGTTATACCACCACACGCATACGATCAGGGATTGAGTCTTGGTGCAATAGAGTTTCTAAGAAGGGAACACAATATGATGCCACTCCCCACAGAAGGATTCCCCTTTATGCAAGATGATCAGGCTCCTATTGATAGACCTTCTACCAAAACTATCAAGGAGACCGCAGAAAGACTCGCCAAGGGTGAGATTGTTGGTTGGTATCAAGGACATGGTGAGATAGGTCCTAGAGCATTAGGTAATAGAAGTATACTTATGAATCCTTTTGATCCTCATGGGAAAGACTTTATTAATAATAAGGTTAAACATAGAGAACCATTCAGACCATTCGGTGCCTCTGTTTTAGAAGAGAAGGTAAGTGAAAATTTCTACTGGAATGGTCCCAGTCCATACATGTTATATGTGACTGATGTGTTAGAACCAGACAGATATCCTACAATCACACATGTAGATGGTACATGTAGAATCAACACAGTAAATGAATCTCAAGAAGATTATTACAGTCTACTACAGGAGTTTGAGAAGTTGACTGGATCACCTGTCTTGCTCAATACTTCCCTAAATAATGGTGGTAAACCCATAGCTGGAAGGTTTGGGGATGCCTTGGAACTATTTTATGAGACTGGTCTAGACACTCTAGTACTAGGTGACAATGTTAAATCTTCATAAAATTGTAACAATACACACGCTATTGCTGCAAAAAACTTGCATAAATAATTGCATTGTGTTATAATTAACACACACGTTCATCCCCCAAGTTGCCTTTGGCAGAATGAGGGGACGCAAGTAAGCCGACACGGAACGGATCGTTCATCCCATGATACCTCTCTTGTTACTCTATACTTCACTTGAGTGTTCTCAAGCATTCGACATTACTGATCGAATACTTAGGAACAACACGTTAAGTGAGAACGAGAAGGCGGAACTGATTCTTGTTATGCAAGAGTCAACGCCTGGGTGCTGGGACGCAAATGACGACTGAAGGAACGGGATTTAAAACCCCCCTACTACTTACAGGAGTAAAACCGATGGCACAAGTCACATACAGAGGAGTCTCTTATGACTCTGCCGAGTACAATGCAAAGGTACTCGAAGAAGCTGCTAAGAAGCAACGTCACGATC